GACCTCGTCGCCGACCTTTTCCACCGCGGCGAGGATCTTCTTCGTCCCCTCCGCTTCGGAACCCACGACGGCCGCGGGCGCGGGGCTCGCGATCGCCGTCTTCTTCTTCCCTTCCTCTCCGTCGCCCTCGTCGGCGGTCGAACCGTCGCCATCGCCATCGCCGGTTCCGACTCCGTCGCCCTCCCCGTCGCCCTCGTCGTCGGGACATTCTCCGCCCTTGCAGGTCGCGCCCATCACGGACGAGGCCTTCACGAGCCCGTGTCCCATCGTGTGAATGGCGTCCAGGTTGTCCTTCATCTCCCCGTCCTCCATCACCTTCTGAAGCTGGAACGGGTTGAGGACCCGAGGGAGCGTCTCGACTCGGTCGATCCAGTCGGCGATCTCGGACCGCACCGCGGATTTCTCCGAGGTCGCCGTCCGGAGTTGATCGGCGAACTTCGTCGCCATGAACTCCAGGATCGCGTCGACGGCCGAGGTCAGGGTCGCCAGGTCGCCCTGTACCTCCTCGCCGGCCTGCGCGTCGTACCCGAGGGACTCCAGGGCGTACTGGAGGTTCCTCAGAGCGTCCATCGCCGGGAAGAGGACCATCCCTTGCATTCGCTTTTCGAACGTCTCCTCGGCGTCGCCGAGGACCTTGCCGAATCGGGGCGTCGCGAGCTTCAGGTGCCCGACGACGGCCTTCACCCCGGGCTTGAGGGTGATCGTCCTCATGTCGTCCTTGAAGTCGACGGGGTCGCGTTGCCGGAGACGGATCGTGTCGCCGGCCTCGGGCTCGTCGACCTTCGAAGACTTGAACCCGTTCTTTTCCGCCCACGCCTTCGCCTCGTCGATGGAGAACTTCTCCTTGTCGAAGATGAGCGTCTGGACGGTCGTCGGCTCCTTCTCCGCCTTTTCGACGACGGGAACCGGAACGGGCGGAACGTCGGCGCGCTTCACGACGGAGAAGACGGCCGAGGGACACGCCGGCCGGTCGACCAGGGAGATCTCGACCAGGTCGTACTCGGTGATCTTCCGGACCTTCTTCCCGTCGACCTCGACGGTCTCCCACGCCTTCGGGATCCCGCCGATGGACACGCCGACGTAGACGGCCTCGCGGCACTTCTTCCCCGCGTCGGCGTCCACGACCTTGAGGTCGACGTCGATCGCGTCGTCCTCCGCGTCGTGGTACCAGGCAAGCATCTTGCCGGCGGCGCTCGCTCGGTGCATTTCCCGGACGTTGCCCTTCGACTTTCCGCCCGTCACGCGCTCGAACCATTCGGCGCTTTCGGTGAAGGCCTTGACGCTCGCTTCGATCCCGACGATCTCCTTTTGCTTGTCGAGTTCCTCGCGGGTCGCCCTGGACGAGACATAGACGGCTCCGTCGATCTCCTCGACCTTCGCGAAGGGGAGGAAGACGTCGAATCGGCGCGGCGTTTCCGGTGCGGCTTTCTTCTTCATGGACGCTTCCTCCTAGTTCTTCCCGACGGCCTTGACCGAGAGAGTCTCGGAGGGCGCGGCGGTAGGCGTGATGATGACGCGCGCCCGGATCTTGTCGGGGAAGCGCGTGTATTGCGCGGTCCACTTCGTCTCGGTCGTCACGATCGCCGCCTCGCCCACGATGTTCCTCTTGTTCGTGCTGATGGGCGTCGGTTCGTCGGCCGGCGTGGCTCCCGAGGAGTTCTTGAAGGACGTGTCCGCGAGCAGTTCGTACGAAGTCGTTCCGTCGTCGTCGGTTCCTTCCAGGAAGACGGAGAACTTCGAGAGCGTCCCCGATCCGGTCGTGACCCGTACGAAGACCTCCATCTCCTTCAGTCCTGCGACGTCGACCCATCCGCCGGCCATAGAGGCGGTCTGCGCGGCGAGCGGTAGGATCTCGAAGTTGACCGCACTCATGGACTCATCCCTCCTTCGCGGCCGCGGCCGCCAACAGGTCCTTGCGGCGGAGCGAACCGTCCCGCCAGATCACGTACTCAGTACCACGCCGATCGACGACGGTGTCTCCCGTCTTCGGCGTCCTCCTCACGCCCCGGCCGATCTCTCGACCGATCGAATCGAGCGCCCGATCGAGGACCTTCTGCGAGCGCCCATCTCGCCTCACGGGGCCGGGACCTGGAGCGGGAAGATCGCCCCTTCGATCGGAGCCTGGTCGGGAACGAGAGGAGAGTCGGTCGTGACGGCGACGTAGAAGTCGCTCGACCGGTGACACGCGCTGATCGCCGGCGCCTGATTCTGGAAGACGCCGATCAGGTCCCACGCGATGAAACCCTGCTGAGTGATCTTCACGACTCGCCCGACGACGTAGATGGTGATCGCTGCCATCGTTCAATCCTCCGGAAGGTTCGGGACCGCGTCCCGCCTACAGTTCGGGTGACCGATCGGGTACTCCTCGAACTTCTCGACGGGCCACTCTTCGCCGTCGACGCCGTCGACCGAATCGTCGTGTCCGTCCTCCAGGCAACCGGCGCCGTCGTGAATGATGACCGTCTCGACTCCGCCCTCGCGGTAGGCCTGGACCGTGCCGCGGTTGAGCGCCGTGGCGACCTCGGTCCTCGCGATCATGTCGGAGCGCCACGACCAGAAGCGTGGACTCTCGATCTCCTCCTGGAGTTTCTTCTCGCTCCACCCCTCCTCGAAGGCCGTCGCGATCGTCTTCTTGAGCCGGTCGCGTGCGCTCGCGGGGATCGACCATCGCGCGTTCGGATTCTCGACGACCGAGCCGTCGGCGAGGATCCTCTTGCCGACCAGTTCGGCCGCCCGTTCCTTCGCGTAGGCCGTGGCCTGCTCGTCGGTGAGGCCGAAGGAGACGTCCGCGCCCGAAACGTCCGCGGCGAGCGTCTCACCCTCCAGGTAGGCGTCGAAGAGGATCGGCCGAATCGACTCGACGAACTCCTTCCACTTGAACGTGGCGTCTACCGCGTCATCGGTCGGGCCTTCGACCTTGAACGCGATGCGATGGCCCTTCGCGCTCTCGGGGTCGGGCTCCTGGTAATGCCGGACGACCAGGCTCGCGACGTCCGGGGCGACGGCCTTGAAGTGGGCCTGCGCGGCCGACCTCATCCTCCGCTCCAGCCGGATTCGGCGGCGGACGGCGACGACAGGACGCCTCGCCTTCACGACGGACCGGAACGCCCACTCGACGTCTTCCCGGGTCGTGGCGTGATCGAGCCATTCGACCAGGGCGAGCTTCAAGGGCGAAGGGATGAACGTCGAGGAGAAGCCGCGCCGGCGCTTTCCGGTCGCGAGCGACTTCAGGGCGACGGTCCGCCAGCGGCGCAGGTCGTCCGCCACCATCCGGATTCGGACCTTCGCCTGCGCCGCGGGAGGGAGAGGTACGTCGAGCGCACTGGCGGCCGTACCGGGCCGAGCGGCCGGGGTCGACGCTTCCCCGCCCATGACCGGACCTCCGCCCGCCGCCCGCGGGAGGGCGACGTCGAGCGGATTCCTTCCCGTGCCGTTTCCTCCGGAGCCCGAGTCCTCCAGGCTTCCGACGAAGTCCGCGAGGGGAACCGGACCGGCGGCCGTGTCGACCGTCGCGACGTCCCCTCCGGGAATGCCTTCGCGTCCTTCGACGTCACGGACTTCGTTCCGCGTGTAGATGCCGCGGCCGACGAACTTGTCGGACTTCTCCATGAAGAGGCGCTCGTCGCGCTCCTTGTCCTCGGTCCAGATGAACTCGAGTTGAGGTTCCCCGAGGAACTCCTGGACCTCGCGGGTTAGAAGTTCGGCGACGAAGTCCATCAGCGGGTGCGCGCCCGACTGCGTCTCCTGCTGGTCCGACGTCTCTCCGGTCGCCCGGTTCATCAGTTGGACCAGGGGAAGAGGGGACGTGTTGAAGGCGTAGCAGACGATCCGCGCGAGGTACTCGTCGAACTCCTTCTTCCATTCGTCGTCTCCCCGCGGGTTCTCCAGACCGGCGCCTTCCCCTCCAGGCATGAAACGAAGCCGACGCCGGAGGCCGGACTCGCCCGAGAGCATCTTCTCGAAGGTGTCCTGCATGGTCTCGATGTGGGACGGCTCCCACTTCTCGGGACATTTCCAGAAGGCCTCGGGGATGTTCCCGTCGGTGTAGAAGGCGAGATAGTGGAGTTGCCGGCGGAGGGCCAAGTTCACGGTGATGATCACTCGCTCGACCGGACTCTGGCCGTAGGGCGTGAAGGCTCGCGGCTTCTTCGGAGCGTAGACAAGTTCGGCGACGCGGAGCTTGCGTTCCTCGGGAGAGTCGGATCCGAACTGAGAGAGGGCATCCATCCATCGCGCGAGCGCGGCCTCCCCTTCCTCCTTCGAGAGGTAGGGCCGGTGGAACTCCGTCTCGACGCGACCGACGCCGATCTGCTGGTAGGCGGTCTCGGGAGGTTCCGGCGCGCGACCGTAATAGTCGACGATGGGCTTGATCGTCGATCCGTCGACCGGGACCAGGGCGAAGGGTTCGCCCGAGTTCGACCGTTGCCGGTAGAAAGTGAGCGCATCGATCACCAGGCAATCCTCCAACAGCATCGTGAGCCATCGTTTGAAGGAGTGCTCCCGATCGGGCCGGTCGAGGAACTTCTTCACGCGGTCGATCCGAGGCCGCATCGTCGTCGCGTCGGCCTTTTCGTCGACCGGGTGAACGTCCCAATCGAGCGCGACGACCTGTTGGATCACGTCCTCGATCGCGAGGCGAACGATGTCGGAGGTATCGGCCAAGTTGCGGAGGGTTTGAAAGGGCGTGAGGTCCGGGGCGTCTCGCCTCGGGACGTAGTTTAGATTCTGGCCCGAGAACGGAAACCACTGGCGCGGCTTGTCGCCTCGGGGAAGGTAAGGGGCGAGAGGGACGCCAGGTCCGGGTTCCCTTCCGACGAAGGCGACGTTCTCGACGTCGACCGATCGGAGCGGGCGATTCTGCGCGTCATAGAGGACGAGATTTCCGGCCGGATCGGTCGGAAGTGCTCGCCTTGAGACGCCGAGATTCGGATCCCGAGCCACGTTTTTTCTTCTCCTCGGAGCCTTGAGAGACGACGGAGTCGCGCAACCTCTTCGCCCACCAGTAATACCACTCCTTTCGTCCGCGCACAAGATCCTCAGTTGACCGCTTGGGATCCGCCGGCGGCGATGCGGGCGGCTTCCGCCTTAGCGGCCTCGGCCTTTTCGATCTGGCGGTTGAGCATCAGGAGATAGCCGGCGGCCCCGCTGGTCGCGGCTCCCACGGCGATCAGCAATGCCGAGACGCAGTCGCCGTGTCCGTCCTTCTTCGAGGGCGAGACGAACGTCCAGCGGCCCGTCGTCGGCATCTGATGGGATTTGAACATGGTCATCTCGGAGCGGAGGACGGGGATGTCCGCGAGCTTGAGCGAGCCGGCGCTCCCCATCCGGTTGACCGTGAGGGCGGCGTTCCGCTTGTTCGTGTTGTCGGTGTTCCACTTCGTCGTGTTCTTGTAGAGGTCGAGCACGTGGTCGAAGACGGGGCGACCCGGACCGTTGACCTCGATCACGGCGTTCGACTTGAAGCGCTCGGTCTCGTCGGCGATGAACTGCTCGATCATCGGGTAAGGCTTGCCCTTGATCCCGGAGACGTGTTGGACGCTCCAGCATTTCAGGCAAAGGTGGGCGCCTCTCGTCCATCCGGCCTGCTGTCCGACGTCCCATCCCGTGACGTACGGGTGTCCCGGGTGCGGGTTCGGGTCCGCCGGCACGACCATCGCCCGGTCGAGCCACTCGGCGAAGAGCGCCCCGGGAGGCGTCGCGAACTTGCCCTCGTACTGCTGTTCGAACTCGAAGAGGGAGAGGTCCTTCTTCTCGCTCTCGATGAAGGAGCGATAGGACTCGGCGCCCTCGACGTCGAGGAGGGACGCCGGCGTGTCCCCCGCGGGGTGGCGGCCTGCGAGCGCGAGGTATCGATCCGTCCATGTCCACCGGAGGAGTCGCATCCTTCCGGCGTTCTCCTCGTCCTCGGCCTGCTGGCACAGGTTCCAGAACTCCCCGAGCACGGGCCCCGGGTTTCCGATGTACCGGATGGGACCGAGGGTCGCGGACCGGCGGGTCGACAGGATGGACCGACTGGCAGAGTCCAGGAGCCCGGCCTCGTCGACGACCATCGCGTGAACGGTGCGGCCGCGCAGGTACTCCCGCTTCTCCCACGAGCGGAACTCGATCCGGGATCGGTTGTAGAGGTAGATGCGCCGCTTGCTCTCGACCGCGCGGGCGATGAAGCCGGGCTCTCCGCGCGCCTTCGCCTTCTCGTCGAGGGCGATGAGCGTCTCGTACCCGTCGCCCATGCTCTGACCGAGGGTCGGGGCGACCCACCATCCGAGCTTGCCGGGATGCTGCCAGAGCCAGGCGAGGAGCCAGACGGCGCAGGCGAACGTCTTGCCGATCTGCGTCGCGGAGAGGATGACGAGTTCGCGCTCAGGTGCGAGGAGAACCGTTTCCTGGAACGGGTACAGGTCCGGCAGGTAGAGGTCGGCCGTCCGAGAGGAAGCATCGGAAGGCGCCGTCGAGCGGGACCGCGCCGAGGCCTTCAACTCCGAGCGTCTCCTTCGGCTTCCCGAACCGGTAGGCGAGGTAGAGGCCCGCGGCCCGCGTGTCGCCTTGGAGCGCCGCGAGGAAGAGCTTGTCGAAGATCGCGAAGGGGTCGGCCTTCGACTGCGCTTCGCGCCGGGAGAGTTCGTCGCGGACCTCGTCGAGGCGGAAGCCGCGCTCGATGGTCTCCTTGTTCCGGTCCCCGGGGCGACGGCCCTGGCCGTTGCCGGCTCCGCTGGTCGGGGTCGCCTTCCACGGCGAGTCGGGCGTTCCGGCGCGGGGATCCTTCCGTCCCTTGTTCCACGGGATCCGCTTCCGCCCGTTCGAGCCGCCATTCGCCATCCCGTCCTCTATGCCTTGCGCCCGGTGAAGGCTTCCCATCGTTCGCGGGTCACGTCGCAGTACCTCGGGTCGATCTCGGTCGCCAGGCACGTTCGGCCGGTGTGCTCGCAGGCGATGAGCGTCGAGCCGGAGCCGAGGAAGGGATCGAGGACCAGGTCGCCCTCCTTCGTGCTGTTGGCGATCAACTCCTGGAGAAGCGCGACGGGCTTCGCCGCGTTGTGCTTCCGCTCCTTCGAGGGGACGCGAGGGAACCGGAGGATGTTCGGCTTGAGCACAGGAGTCATCCCCTTCTTCTGGCCCTGCGTCATCACGCCGGACAGGTGGACGTTCGCGAAGAAGCCGATCAACTCGTACGTGTTGGCGTAGTTCGATCCGAGGCCGGCGCCACCCTTGTCCCACACGAGGAGGTTGAGGGCCATCATCCGAACCCGCTTCGCCATCTCCCACCACGACGCCCACGATCGCCAGTCGCAGAAGACGTAGGCGTGCGCCGCCTTCCGGGTGTGCTCCTTCGCCATGCCGAGGACGTTCTCGAAGAAGGGCCGGACGATCTTGTCGTCGGTGATGTCCGCCGAGAGGCCCGAGGAACTCCCGTAAATCGCGTACGGTGGATCGGTCACGAACGCCTGCGCCTTCTGGCCTTCGGTCAAGGTCGCGAGCGTCCCGGCCTCCATCGCGTCTCCGCAGAGCAGGCGATGTCGACCGAGCTTCAGGACCTCGCCGGCGGCCGTCTTCGCCTTCTGCGGAACCTCGGGGATCTCGTCCGAGTCCGCGGCCATCTTCCGGGCCATCTTCGCGATCGCGTCCTGGATCTCCCGCTCCAAGTATCCCGTCGCCGCCAGGTCGACCCGTTGCCGGCGGAGGTCGGCGAGGATGCGCGTCACGGCTTCCAGGTCGGCCGTCCCGTGATTGTTCAGGGCGAGGTTCATCACCTGCTCTTCGTCGGCCTCGACCTGGACCAGGATCGCGGGGTAGAGCTTCCGGCGGAGCTTCTTCGCCACGCGAAGGCGATGCTCCCCGCCGACGACGTACAGACCGCGCTCCTTCTCCGGCCATCCGTTCCCCTTGCGCTCGTTCACGACGACCGGTTCGAGGACGCCGAACCGACGGTGCGACGAGGCGAGGCTGTCGAGGCGTTCCCTCGGCAGGCGGTTCGGGTTGTAGGGGAGGAAGCGAACGTCCGAGATCTTCAGGTCGACGATCTTCATCGAGGAACCCGGGCCGGTTCGTGTCGTTTCTGCGCGCGCGATCAATCGACTCACGGGAGGGACGATACTCCGCACCCCCTACCCCTTGTCAAGGTCTCTTGTTAGAACCTACAGATCAGAGATCCCGGAGGATGACGAGGACGTAGGGGACGAGGCCGCCCTCTTCCGGACCTTCCCACTCGGCCGAAGAGAGGACGACGAGGACGGTGGAACTCTTCTCCAGGTCTTCGCCGATGTGGACGACTTCGACGTCGTCGGGGAGGTTGCTGATCCAGTTCCGGGCGCGGCCGTGCATGAGTGCGGCGAGGATGTGGAAGGCGAGACGGGCTTTCCGGAGTCCTCGGAAAGCGGTCATCGGGGAAACTCCCTCACGCGCAGGTCCTCGGGCCAGACGGCCATGCTGCCCCCCTTCATATCCCCGACACCCATCCTCCGGGCGACGATGCGACCTCGGACGCTCATCTGGACGATGCGGTTTCGCGCCCAATGGCTCCCGAGCTGCTTTACAAAGCAAGCCACCCCCGCCTCCTTCGCCTGCCGCACCGCCGACCTCGCCCATTCCAGATCCATTGGGCGGGCTCCGGGGCCGCTTTCACCCCCCACGATGATCCAGCCAATTGCACGTTCGCCGTTGAAATGCCCCTGTCTCCACAGACGCAGATCCACAGGCCCCAGCAGCGGTTCCAGCGAAACGAACCGCATTGCCGCCGGCGTCTGGAGGAGGAGCGGGATCCGCTCGTCGGCCGTCGCCTGGTCCTCCACGGAGACGCCGAGATGGACGCGCTTCGATGGGGCATCGTGGAACCAGAGAGTTTGAAGCGCGAAAATGTAGGCTTCGTCTCCCCTGTAGTTCCTGAGCCACTCGAAGAAGTCCAGCATGACCCTCGGCCGCTTCGTGAGGATCTGGTAGGTGTGGTCGGGGGATGGCTTGTAATCGCACTCCCCGGTCATCACGTGGAAGACCTGCGCGATGTCCTCGAAGGGCAAGGACTCGTGAAACAGGTCGCTCATCGAATTGACGAATACCCGCCGCGGTTTTCTCCACCGGAGCGGCTCGTCGAGCTTCTCGGGGATGAGGGCGACCTTGCCGGTCCATCGGGGGCCGTTGACGGTGTTCCTGGCGAATCCCTGGAAAGGACCGGCGGGCCAATGGTCCCTGCCATCGCGGAAGGCGTCCCGCGAGAACCGCGCCGCGTACCTCTCGGCGTAGCAGTTGCGACACCCCTCTGAGACGCGGGAACATCCGCGCACGGGGTTCCACGTCATGTCGGTCCACTCGATGTTCGTCTTGCCGCTCACGTCTTCCCCCCCTTCGCGGCGGCCACGATGGCGGAGATGGCCACTTTCAGCGCATTCCAGCATTCGTATGGTGCGTATTCATGGGTGCAGGTCTGCTTGGCGAATGCGTCAAGACTGTGGGAATCGAGAAGATGTTCCGCTGCCACGCGGGCCAGCTTCGCCGCCTCCTCCACCGCCTTCTCGCGGGCGGCAAGGTCGGCCTCTAGCTGGGCGATGTTGTCGTAGCAGCCCTTCAACTCCAGATGGAGTTCTGCTTCTGTGACGTTCGCGTAGTGAGCCACCTGTTCCCCGTCTGCCGTCAGATGGTCATTCCTGGCCTGAAGTGCACCCACCATTCTCGCCAAACGTGTCACTTCAATTTGCTCATTCTCCAGAGCGGCCGTGAGTCTCTCCACCGCCGCCTTCTCCGAGGCTAGGACGCGGCGGGCCAAACGCTCTCTGGCGTCCAGTTTCATTTCACCATCGGGCCCATAGTCAAGAACTTCCGTGATCCAATCTATGCACTTCCCTACCTCCTCCGGCA